AAGAAACGCAGAGGAACAACAAGAGATAGTTGGAGAAGATAAATTTACTTCTTACGGACAGTCACTAAGAAAAACCAACTTATTGCTACTAACAACGAACCTTGAGAACGCTGGTGAGTTTGGCCTAAATCAAATCAAAATGGAGGCTATGTCTGATCCAAACAAGACCTCGGAGGATGCATATGATGAGATGAGTAACTACAGCATTGGAATTGCAGAAACCTTGATGTCTACTGACCCATTAGCTGCAAACGAGTTATTAACAAATCTTGGTGCAAAGACAGATGAGCTATACTTAGAACTACTTGCAGACAAAGAAGAAGAAATTAAAGAGAGAGCAATATCACAACTTGAAACATCTTTGCAAAATGCTAGTGTCCCTAATAGAGATACGCTTGATAAATATATAGATCAATTAGAAATACAGAATGATCAGTACAATTTAGGTCGTGAGTTTGTAAATACTACAACAGATGATCTAACAGATAAACTGGTACAGTCAGGAATTATTTATAGTAATGACGTTATAAAACTTGCAGCAACTCATGATGATCCAGAAAAAGGATTCAAGGCAATTTTAAGGTATTTAGATAGTGGAGACCCAGAAGAGTTAGAAAACTTATTTGGTCAAAAAACTGATAATGAGCCATTATATAATTCTAGTGCAGTCAAATTACAAAAATTCATGAAGTTTATTAGTGATAATTCTGGTATGGATCAAATAAGCAATAAGGTTAGAGACGAGTTTGAAAAGTCTATAAGAGTAAATATAAAAAATAGAAGGACAGAAGGTGATGCAACTAGAAGGAGAGAGAAAGACGAGATAGACGCAAAACAAAATAGTATACAAGAGATGAATGCTAAAATACAAGAGAAAGTAGACCTAGCAACGGCAGGTATCAGCAGAATGGATATTGCACTTTCAGATGGAGTATTAGACGAAAGAGAGAAGGCTGCTTTTGGAGTAGCTAATGTTGCAGAACTAATAAAAAAAAGAGATGAGCTAACTGAGGAATTAAAATCTGAATATGGTAACGCTGGATTGTTAGCTCTAAAAGAGATAGCAGTTTCACCAGAAATGGAGATTGTTGAGAACCAAGCGATAGAATTTACAAGTACAACAGGGTTAGAAGATGACTTTAAATTATTAGCTCTAGACAATAATTTCACAGTAGACGACACAAAAGAAATACAAGCCTTAATGAATAAAAATGGTCATTTTACTACGGATGACCTAAAACAGCTTGGCGTAGAATTGCCACCTAAATATAGCGACATGGAACTTAAAATAACGCCTAAAGGCTTAATAGAAGTAAGAAAGGAAATAGTGGGTATGAAGAATAAGAATAATGTAAAGTTTCTTACTGATCTAATGGCAACATTTCATAACAAAATGGATATTGCCAATCACATACAAAATATGGCTACTGACCCAAACAATCAACAAAACTTCTATGAGATTCGACAAAAGGACCCAGAGGGATTAGAGCTATACAAAAAGATGGAGGCCGCTCTAAAAGTAGCGATGTCTTATGATGATTTTGACTATGATACTTTTAAAAACACAACAGCAGAAAACATTGCAGATACACATTACGCTAGTAAATTAGCGCCAAATGCAGAAAATATTAGTGACATGATGTCAATAAACAATGCCATGACACAAGATTTTATTCAGAATAGAAGTCAATTTAGAACTGCCACAGCAACTGTAAAAACAGGAGCAACAATTATTTCAACAGTTGTGCCTGGCACAGACACCATAAAAAACCAATATGATCTAAATGATATATTTAAGACACTTAGCACACTAGAAGATGTTAATAATGCAATAACAGTTGCAAGAAATTTACGAGCAGATTTAAGAAGATTATCATACAATGATCAAGCTGGATATGAGGCAACGATAGAGTTCCCTGGTCTCGATTCTACAGAAATTGCTACATTAACAGAAAATTTTGATGATATAATAGCAAAGTTACAAACTCAGAAAAGGTACAAGCAACAAGGAAACTAATATGGATGAACCTAAAAACATTGACGATTTAGCTGACCAATTAGCAGGCAACAGAAAAATTGCGTTTGATGAGTTTAATAGAATGACAGTAGACGTTGAGCCTGAAGAGTTCAGAGGTATGACGCTAATTGATTTCTTTACTAAATTTATTAATTATAGGAATGCTATTGAAGGACAAGCTCAAGAGCGTGTTTATGGTGGGTTAGCAAAAGGAGTGTTGGAGACAGGATCAAGTGCTATTGACTTAGGGGCATCTGTAATACAAGAAACAAAAGAGATGGATACGAGTGTTGTCTCTCTATACAACGATGCTACAGGGGGATCACTTGATTTTGTAGATACCTTCTTAGAAGAAAAGCCAATACAAAAAGCATTAGACAAACTAATGCCAGATGAGAAAGTGTCAGGGTTTACAAAAGAGTTAGCAAGATTTGGTCTTTCTTATGGTACAGGTATTGGCATTGCACAAAAGATAAAGAGTGCTAGATTTTTTTACAAAGCTATTATGGCAGAGGCTGTTGGGGGCAGTATCTACTATGAACAAGGAGACCCAAACTTTGCTGATTTTGTTGGTACATTTTTTGATCTTGATGATAAACAATCAGCTCGATACGCTAAAATGGCTACAGAGTGGGCAAAGAGCGATGAGGATGACAGCGTGTTTTTTTCTAAAATGAAAGGTGTTATAGGAGACCTTGGTTTGATTGCAGGGGGTGGTGCTGTCCTAGCGTCAATCATCATACCTGCTAAGATGATAAGAACTGCTGTAAAAAACCCAGAGCTAATGTTAAGCATTGGCACTCTCTTAGGCTTTTCTGGGACCATGGTAGCAACAACTGAAGGAGACGAGTGATGGGGAAAGGTACTAAAGCTCTAGAACTTTACAAATATGCTACGGAGATAATTGATCCAAATGCACAAAAATTACACGATGATATAGAACAGCTTCTAAATGACTTAAATAGAGAGCGTACTGAGGCTAGTAAAGTTGCAGGAGAAAAGGGAGAAACAATATCTACTGACTTAGTTAAGTTTGACGCAAAGATGATGAAAAAGTTGTTAAAAGAGATGGAAAAAAGGGGGGTTAAGTATGGATATAATCGTGAAACAATAGAGCGATATTATCAAAAGAAAATGGCTGAGGTAAAATACAGCCCAGAAGAGTCAATCAGCTTAATAAAAGAGTCACTAAAGTATCTAGAGGGGGGAGACAAAATAAATGTAGAGGCAGTAGATGGCTTGTTGCGCTTTGATATAACAAAGGTCAACAACAAAGACTATGTAGACCAATACAAAAAACAAATGGTTGCTATTGTAGAAGAAATATACAAACAAAAAGCAACAGGGGATAAGACACTAAAGAGTTTGAGCAGGTCTGATTTGTTAGACCTTGCATCAGAACTAGGTCATGTTGATACTTTTGTATCGTTATTAAATAAGCCTACAGGAGAAAGTTTTTCTACAGCAGCAGAGGCTATAAACGCTGTAATGTTGCGTGAGGCTTATGAAATAGAACTATCTAGATTATCAAAGGCTGTCAATAGTGGCAAAGGAATTGACAATTTTAATTATGAGCAAACAAAAATCAAACTATATGACACTATTGAAACAGCAAAAATACTACTACCTAAAATTTATGCAGCACAGTCAGAGTCTGGGCGTATATTACAAGCACAAAGTGGTAAGATTAGGAACCTAGCACAATCAAAGACTTTGACAGAGCAATGGCAAATTGCAGCAGGCAAAGGTGAATACGAAAAAGAACTAGCAAAAATATTTACAGAGTATGATAAGTTAGATGATGTAGCTGACTTTGCTAAAAATTATGTTGCATTACCAAAACAAAAAAGACCAAACTTTGTGTCAAAAAGCACATGGTCAAAGGTAAAAAATAGAGTGAACTCTTTGTATGTTCACAGTCTACTAGGCAGTCCTGAAACACAAATGCGTAATGTATTTAATAACACTTTTAAACAAGGGTTCCATTTTGTACAAAAGCCTGTTGCTGTAACTATGTACAAAGCAGGTAAGTTAGTAGAGGACCCAGTAGGCACAATAAAAAGCACTATTTTAGAAAAGAACCCTAATACAGTTTTCATTGACCCACTTGACGAAGATGGTATGTACTTTTTAGATTATTACATTGAGGCAATCGCAGAACAAAATGCTTTCAAACACGCAATTAGAAATGCTCAAGATGTTTTTAAGAACAATGAGGCGATTGATATGACTCAAAAATTATCAAACGCTGAGAGAAACACATTTAGGACTTCCAAAGAAATAGACGAGGGCGAGGGTAGCAGCCTTTATAAGAATGGCATGAAAGTATACAACAATCTACAAACAGCAGCAGGTCGTGGGTTGATGACAGCAGATGAGTTTTTTGCCACCATGTCTTTTAACAGAACATTAATGGTTCTTGCATACAAAAGAGCGCACAACATTTATGCAAAGACAGGCAAGATTGAAGATGCGCAAAGAGAGTTTATAAAAACACTTACTGACTTTGATCCAGAGGATATTGATGGTGCAGGCAAGGCTTTAGATATTGCTGGGCAAGATAGGTTCGTAGTTGGGACAGAACCAGATAGTAAGATTTCAAGGTGGTTACAAAGAAACTCAGATAAGCTAAACCATCCAGTAGTAAAATGGCTAATACCAATGAGAAGGGTCTTTAGCGAGATGATGAGACAGTCCGTTGAGCTAACACCTGGGGCTGGTTTCTTAACAAAAAGAATGCGTGATGACTTGGCTGCTGGTGGGCAAAGGCGTGCAAACGCTTTAGCAAAACAATATATAGCAGTCAATACTGTTCTTATGACTGCTGAACTAGCGTGTGGCTTAGAAACGCCAAATGCTACATTTTGTATCACAGGGTCTAACCCACCAACACAAAGAGGCAAAGATTTTTGGGCAGCAAATAATTTATCAAACTATGGATTCTTTCATAGGGACAACGTAAATGAGCCATGGAGAAAAGTTATGAGCTATGAACTAGCTATGCCATTTTCAATACCTTTAGCATTAGGTGCAAATCTTGGATTGCTGACTCAAATGAGTGACCCACAATATGATGAAAACTATCAAGAGAATATGGCTACTTGGATTTCTAACTCTTCTATGATACTTGCTCCTTATGTAGAGACTAGTGCTTTTATACAACCTATCTTGACAATAACAGACGATCTTGCAAAACTTGCAGTATATGAAGATAAGGTAGATCGTGCAGGAGCGTTGCTTGGTGAGTTTGTTGATGATTATGGAACAAACGTAGTTCAACAGAGTATAGGTGGAATCACAACCTCTCCTAGTATGTTGAAGTTTATTGAACGATCCTTTGACCCACAAAGCTATGTAAACATACCACCAGAGTATGATACAGAGTGGGTCCAAAGTGCAGAAGATATATTAGGAATTGATTTGGACCAATCAGAAACAACTTTTTACAATATGATAAATACAACCTTAAATGGTATACCAGGTGTAGAAGATAGGGGTAAAGTTGGTATAGTTAATTATCGTGGCGAAAAAATACAAACAGAATACTCACTATCAAGAAACATGGTTCAAGGAATAGAAAACTTTTTTGGTATTGAAAATCAAAGTGAAATGCTAAGTCAGTTCACACCACGCAAAGATGAAACATTACTGTATTTTGCAAAAAACAATTTAGAATCACCTAACACAATATTAACAAATTACCACATTAGACGAAAGCTTGGTGTGCGACTTGAGGCATCAGAGTATTTAAAATATAGAGATATAATGTCAAAAACTAAAATTGTATATAAAGACTTTGCTGACAGAGATATGTTTGATGGGCAAGAGTTGACTTTGTCAGAGGCATTAGATAAATTGGTAGCTGATGGTGAATTTAGAAGATTGCCAAGCAAAAGCGAAAACTTTAATGGCAAACAAGATGTTTTAGAGAATATTTATAAACAGACAACTGATCGTGCTATCAACGAACTAGTGCGTGGCGAAGGTGGTGCTGATTTAGCTAGAAGAATAGCAAACAAGTAGGAGTAACTGATGGCAAGTTTTGACATAAATGAAGTAGCAAGAAGAGTACAGTCTACATCGACTGGGCAAGATGGGCCATACACATTTAACTTCCAGGTCAATGCAGCAAGTGAGATACAAGTATTTAGAAACGACACACTACAGACAGAAAGCACACACTACAATACAACACTCAATGCAGATGGCACAGGCTCTATCACATTCATAGATACCTCTGGGAGTGGTGGGACAGATCATAGTCCAACAAGTGGGGATGTCATTACTATCATAGGAGACCAACCACTATCAAGAACCACAGTCTTTTCTACAGGTTCTGTCAATCAACCAGCTACGCTAGAGACAGAGTTTGACAACGTAGTCATAAGACAACAACAGCTCAAAGAGATGATGGATAGGTCCATACAACTCAAAGCATCAACAAGACGTACAGTTACAGGCACAGGTACTTCTGGTCCACTACAGTTCCCTTATGATGATACAGCCTCGAACAATGCAAGTAAGGTTATAGCTTACGACAGCAATGGTACATCACTAGAGCTTGGACCAACAACAGCCAACCTAACTACACTAGCTGGTATATCAAGTGATATAAGTACAGTCGCAGGTATCTCAAGCAATGTTACAAGTGTCGCAGGTAATGCAACCAATATCAATACTGTAGCTGGTATCTCAAGCAACATTACAACAGTTGCAGGG